CATGGATTTCATCGGGCGGAACCCCGTCCCGCTGTCCATGCCGGTCAGCACGTCAACCTACGGCTACAAAATGTCCAGTCAGTCACCGGGTCTATAAGCGCTAAATTAAAATGATTCGTAAAAATAATGGACGCCCAGAAGCCCGAAGAGAAGAAGCCGTTTCCTCGCTGGGGCATCTTTCTCATGGTCGGTCTGCTCCTGTTCGCTATCGCCGCTGGCGTGTTTTTCATGGCGAAGCGTCGCTCGGCCGGAAACAACCTGACTCCGGCGGCACCTAATGCGGGTAACGCCGCATCCATGCCCGGGGCGACCAACGCCGGTCTGAATTCCAGTGTGGCGGCACCGGCAGGCGCCCCAGCAAACGGCGGTATGGCCCGTATGAACAACGTCAGGGCTTGAGTGTCTGGCCGACATGTATCATACCGATCGCCAGGATAACCAGAGCGACCCCGGCCCACTGAATCGGGTGGTGGAAACGTTCACCCAAAATGAAATAGGCCGAACCGGCGCCAATCACAGTAATCATCCCTTCCCAGAGCGCCGTCACCATCATAACATTCTTGAGTGCGAATGCCCTGATCAGAAAGAAGAGGACGACCCCGTATCCCATAACACCTAGCCCCAAATGGTGGTGTGCCGAATTACCCGATTCGGCAAACCATTTTAGATTAAAGTTTCCGAATGTCTCTGCGCACGACATACACAGGACCTCGAATAATACCATTTTTATATACCGACATAAAAATGAACGCTCATGTCACTCTAGTATGAATATGACCATGCTGGCCGAGTTTCTTTCCGACGTTATGATTCCGTCCCACGTGTCTTTACCGGACGTACCGGACGTGACCCTCGACGACCACTGGACCGAGTTCGAAGAGACGCTCGGTCGGTACAAGGCGACGTACGCCGCCGCCCTCGGTGATTTCCGAAAGAAAGAGGCGCGCTTGTTAGGTCTGTCGACCGACATCACAATCATGCAAAATGCATCCTCGGTCGTGAGCGACCCGGACCTACAAGCCGAACTGGTCGAACGGGTCAAAACGTTCGCGGAAACGAGTCGCGTCACAGAACTTCGCGACGAACTGGCACAACTCAACGGGACGCTCAAGGCGATGGAGGCCGTCCTCATGAATACGAATGCCCGAAAATACAGTCAGTTTACGTGTTCGATATGTATGGAACGACTCGTCGATACGTTTCTGGATCCGTGCGGCCACCTCGCGTGTGAACAGTGTCTCGGACGCACCAGGTCACCCTCGTGTCCGATGTGTCGCACGAACGTCACAGGATTCAAGAAGATGTTCCCGACGATGGGGTGACAAAAAAAAATATACAAGTAATGTATGAGTTTCGAGCAGTTCACAAACGCCGAGGTGCGCGAACTTACGCGCCTACAGAAGAACCGTGTGCACGCGAGCCATCGCGCCAATGTCACTCTTAACGAGTCCAATGAGAATGCAGCTAATGCTGCAAGAGTAAAGTTATTTAAATACGTTTCTAACATTTCTAGCCGTTATCCAGGCCATAACCTTAATGTCCGCCGCGCGGCAGCGAAACTCATCGCGAAGGTTACGAAGAATACCCCCACAAATATCCCAATTCACAACGCCAGAAATTTCACCTCAGGAAACGCACGCGCCCCAATGCCGACCTACAACACCGCCAATACTATTAATAAACTGATTAACAATGCAGTGAGAGCCGGTTTCATAATAGGCAACCGCACGTATCACGGACTGGCACTCAAGCTTCATCCAAATAAAGCTTCTAACAAGAGAAACAAGGCGGAGATATTGTTCAAGCGCCTTGGCGCTCTCAAGGCGGCTGGACATTTTTAATAGATAAATTCTCAGCTCATAACATGGAGCCCGAGCAGCGTAAGAAATGGATACCAGTTCTGGCGTTGACCGTATCGATCATTTCTTTCCTGTTCGCCCTGACGGTTCTTTATCCGTGGCACATTACACACTCGAATGATTTTTCGACTCTGGCCAGAAAAATATCCGGTCTCAAGTAAATGGCGGAGGAGAAGTGGCGCGAGCGTATTCCGTACATTGCACTCGGACTTTCTCTGACGACCCTGTTGTTTCAGATTTTTGTTCTGCACGCCTGGCACATGAAACTTTCTGATCAGATGAAAATTATTCTCAGTAAAGTGTAATGAAGGGGACTCGCGAGATCATATACGGATTCATCCTGTTTTTTATCATCGACCGTGCGTCCCGGCTCGTCAGTTCGCACTTTGCAATCAGGCGGAAATTGTCCGAACTGGAGATGGAACGTATGCGAGCCATGATAGAACTGGTTGCGCTCGGCGTCGCACTTGTTATATTCAGCCCGCGGGAGGTCGGTGACGCCATTCAGTCATCGATCGACTGATAAAAGAACCGGTCGCCAAATACTCAAGTATGAATGGGTACAAACAAGAAACCTACGAACTGTGCCGTACGAAAGGATGGGACAAGGCCCACGTGAGTACCGTATGGCTGTTGTTCACAGAAGAGATTGGTGAACTCGCGTCGGCGATTCGACAGTTTCAAAGAAGTTTTCGTAAAACCGGACTCAAGAAGGAGCGGGGGACGGACGTCATGACCGAAATGGGTGACGTGTTTTCGTACCTTTTTCAGTTGGCGTATATGCTCGACGTCAACCTCGACGAAATGTGGCTCCGACACAAGCAAAAGGTTCAGGACAGGTCCTACGGCGATGCCGGAACGACCGTCGCGGACAAGGAGGCCCTGGACAAGGTCTTGGACAGGGGCGTGCCCCTGGACAAAAATATCGGTACACACTAGAGAATGACTGCTATGCTCGAGATTGACGAAATGTCTATGGACCGCATAAATCCATACACGGCCACAGGGACGTTTGGCATTTCGTATAACGGCGGCCACAAGTCGACGGACGCTCTGCCGTGGATGATGCCTCGCGAGGAGGAAGAGACTGCGGAAGAAAAGCCAGAGTATGAGGCGCATTTCACACCCAAGCACATCTTTCGCGCACCGGCCATGACCGCCATGACTGGCGGCATTGATCCCGCGACATCCTTTATGTTCCCGGCGCGTAAATACCAGTACGACGACGGCACGACATCTTGGTCTCGCGAGGTTTCGTATGCCGACGGTCGCAATTACGTCTCGGGGCTGATAAAGGGCCGGGACAGCCTTTGGCCGATCATAGTCGCCATGATTCTTCTCGTCGTCGTCCTTTCTTTCCGGAAGGGACTTAAAATTTAATAATCCTGGAACTTTCAATCTTTACAAGTTTCTTCTCGAGTAGATTCTTTTCAAACGCGGTACGACTTTCGAGACACGCACACTTGTGAATTTCGAGTTGTATACATCCGATACAAAATGCGATTTTGCATTCGCGGCATGTCAGCTGAACACCCCCCTTGTTCTTCTGACACGCCGGACACTTCACCATGTCAGTATATCGAGATTAGTCTTCAAGTATCTCGCACACCGGCTCTGGACCAGGGGTCGACGGCGGCACCGGCGCCTCCTCGTCTTCGAGAATCTCGCACAGACCAGTTTTGCGCTTCAAGAGTACCCGGTCCCAGAATGCACGCGCGACAGGTAAAATACGTGCAAACCATTCGCGGTCCCGTGGAATCTCCGAGACGACAAATTCCTCCTGACCACCCTTGCCGAGATTGGGGGGTTTGTACTGAATAAAGTCACAGACTTCGAGATCGAGCACCTCCAACAAAAGTTGAATCTGTGGGTAGTAATGTTTCGGAACCTCGGGTGTGATCCGACGCGACAAAGGACATTTGATTTCGATGAGTCGGCCGCTCTCAGTCACTCCGTCCGGTGAGCCGCCGAGCCACAAGTGTACCGGATGCTGGACAAGACCAATTTCGTGAGATTTTTGATTGTGCCGAAGGTCGTACATGTCACGGGCGACAGGTTCGAGGAGTGTTCCGTGCGCCGTTGCGGCATTTCCATGCCAATGACTGTGGCCGCACTTTTTGACGATGAGATCCTCTGGGGTTTCGAAATGATTATCTCCGATGGCGGTCGCAAGGTCGCTTGCCGTGAGCATGGTGCCACGGAGCGCGTGCCATTCGGGCGTTCGCTGATCGTCATAGGATTGTTGGAGGAGCTGAGCTACCCGGGGGTGTACTGACATACTGGTTACGAGCCTTCAAGTCTTAAGCGTTCGAAGGCTCTGTGGACTTTCCAAAGTTCTTTCGTGATTGGCAGTTCGGGCACACCGGGTATTTCTACAATTTGGTACATGCGAAGGTGAGACGGCCCTCCGGTCAGGCGTGTTATGGTCCGCCTCGTATCATATGTGTACTCGGATTCGCACATATAATATACGCCGCCGACCTCGGTGTGCACTGTGAAATATGTACCGATTCCAAATGGTGATCTTTTAATCATAATATTTCCAAACATTGCACATCTCTTTAGGGGAAACTGTATGTCCGGTATGTTTGTGAGACGTCTGGGCGGTAGGCCCAGGGCGCGTCGCGTGTCGATATCAAGAAACTCCGAAACACGTTCTTCCATTACCTTTATGTTTTTTCTTGTCCTTAGTTAGATGGATGCGCTTCTGCGGTACGAAAAACTACTGAATCACTTACACGCTACGGATAACCGGAAGCACTTGCGCGTACAACTTGGCCATATGGTAAACCACGTGGATGTCAATCGCCTCGATAATGATAATGCATACAAGAAGCTGTATAATCGGATCCGACTCAAGTACGCAAATATGAACACGCGATTTAATACACTCACCCGAATTGAAAAATTGATCAACAACGGGAAGCCCGAAAATGCTTACCGAAAACTACTCACACACACAAATTGGAATCTCGCTCGGAACAATCCAAATTACGGCGCACTCTACAACCGGGTCACAAACAAACTTGTCGCCAAGGGATATACGGCCGTCCATCGTGTACACGGCATGCCGAAAAATGTCAAGCTGCGACAACAACAAGGCGGTACGTGTTGGTTTCACGGCATCATCAACGGTCTTTTAATGAGTCCGCAGCCACAACAGGTGCTACGGACGATGGTCGCCCAGATGAATCTCGGCCCGGACGATGTGAATACCATGGCGTGTCCGGCCCGAACAGCGAGCGCGACGTGGTTCTGGAAGTACATACGGCACCGTCTATCGAGTGGCGGTGTCGTAAGTCCCGTGTTCAAAAATAAAAATGTGATTCGAAGCGTCGGGTTACGCCAGAAGACTGTGCGGCCGGGCGGACTCGTCCCCCGGTTGAGCAATACAGTGTCGACGTGGCGCGGACGAATCATGGCATCTCGATCCGGTGTGACCGGTGGAACACAAGAAGATTTGATACATTTTTATCAAAAAATGTTCCCTGCGACGAGCACACCTCTCTTTGTCCTGCGACAATTCGGTTCTCTGGCATCCAAAGTAAATCCGTACGTACCGCATACCATGGACCGGAATGGCGTCCGGTACAACCTCTCGCACGCCTGGATAATGTTCAACGTCCGGCCGTTTCTCGGTCACGTCGTCACCGGGTACAAAACAAAGTACGGAACGTTCCGAACATACGATTCCGGGACACATACCGTGTATCCAAACTACGACTGGACTGTTCGGCAACGCGTTTCGGCCCTCCTTACCATGTATGAAAACTATTTACCATTCCCTTTGCGGCCCGGTGGTATTAAAATTTGGGCCGTATACATGAGACCGTCCTAGCGAAGAAATTCCCAAATCTTCTCCGCGGGCTGACCGTTGAGAAATTGTGCAATGCGTCGAGCCGATTCATCGAGCAGATCGTCCATCTGGAGAAAATCAGCCGCGCGAGCAAATTGCATGAGTTCATACTGGTCAGACGGGTACGTCGCAGTTTCCAGTGCCCGAATAAGTTTGTACGAAAAGGGTACGGGAACGGGACCCGGGGGGACGTCACACAAAAGTTTACTTTTTTGGACGAACAAAGGTGCGAGGACGTGAATCATACCGTCGGTCGTCACGATTTCCATTAAGGAATTCACGCCCGTATACTTTAAAATGGACACCGTGCCCGTTACACTCCCCGCCGAGCTGACCACGATCGCTCAGATTCTTAACGATCCGGTACAGATCGACGCACTCAATCGGTTCGCCGAAGGTAAACTGAGTTATGCGGAGATGCGCGCCCTGTGCGGCTAAAGATACGAGTGTCCGTAAATATAAATGAAGAGATACATAGTGGTCTCGTGTGTGTACGGTTTTTTCCGAACCGCCCTGATGGCCCCGCCGCTCGAACCGAACGAGTATATGACTGATCGCATGGGTAAAGCTATGGTATATACCGCCGTGGCGCCGGTGGCTCTACCAAAGTATCTGTACCTCGACATGAAGATGATCGAACACCGGGTGCGTAAAATGCCAGGCAATGTCAGGGTTGACCGATTCCCGTGGTAAAAATCCCGCCGTACTGTAAATGAGAAACGCGCTCACGTACGCACAGACCGAACTTAAAAATACAAACCTGATGAAAAAGTACATCATTTCGCTCAACGGACTAATAAAGACCAACTTTCCAAACTATGAACTGAATGTCAAAACCGGCAACAATAACAATTTTGCCAAGCCGAACAGCGGAAACCAAACAAACCTTCGTCTGATCCGCAAGAACAAACAGGCGAATCTGATTTTGCACCGTAAAGGCGAAGGCGTGAATATAGCGTGGGGTCTGACACAGCCGACCGCACGCACGAAAGGCTACGGGACGAAAATTCGCGCGCTCGCAGCTCTCGCGGCGCTCCGTGTTCACCTGCCCCTTTATCAATGGTCAGTGTTTGGAAAGAATTCCGGGTCGTACAAAATCATGAAGAGACTCGGTGCGATCGAGAACAATAACAGCCCGACCCACTTTACGTTCGTGCCCAGGCGTCACAACCTCAACCAGCTAAAGAAGCTGGCGGCCTAAAAAGAAACAACATGGCAACGACCAACGTATACGCATTGAAACTCGCCGGTGGAAAATACTACATAGGTAAATCTGATAATATCGAACAACGCATCAAGAGTCATTTTTCGGGTGCAGGTTCGGCGTGGACCCGGGAACACGCCCCCGTGAAAGTTATAGAAACACGGGAAAATGTTTCGAGGTTCGAAGAAGATAAGATGACTAAGGAATATATGGAAAAATACGGAATTGATAATGTGCGCGGCGGTGCATATACACAGGTTGACCTACCTAATGAATCAAGAGAATCCCTGCAACGTGAAATTAGAGGCGCCGGGGATGTATGTTTCAAATGCAACCGACAGGGTCACTGGGCGAGTCAGTGTTATGCACGAACCGTAGAGGTCTGGGGATGTAATTATTGTGAATCAGAGTTTGACACGAAACAACAAGCCGAACGTCATGAACGATCGTGTAAAAAGCCGACCAAGGGAGGTTGCTACAGATGCGGCAGAACTGATCACTGGGCAAACCAGTGTTATGCGCGCATTTAGAGACGTCATGTGTTTGAAAATCAAGTATGGACGCACTGAAGAATTATATACACAGTCAATTAAACCCCGTCGGAATGCCAAACCCGGGTAATGCATACAACCCATTTTTGGGTCATCATTATTATTTCAAAATTTCCAAACCAAATGAGAATGATCAAAGAGACGCCGCATTTCTTCATCCTTTCATTAGTGAGTATGGTCACCTACGGTTCCGTGACATCCTGAGAGTTTAAATTCCCATGTCTACAGTACTATGGAGCTCAAGCGGATGTTGATGTTCCTGATCGGGTGTATGGGTGCCCGTCTCGGTTTGACGTACGCGGCGTATCGATTCCCGGTGCTCCTCCCGTGGCTCGGTCTTCTCGCTTTGGCTATTTCGATCGGATTTGCCACGATTTACATAAACGGATGGCGCAAGACGGGTGTCGAAGTGGGCGGTCAGGCCATCTGGTGGAACGATCTTCGTCCGGTTCATGCCTTTATGTACGGCTTGTTTGCCCTGTTGGCTCTCATGGGTGTCAAGGCGCACGCGTGGAAGGTTCTGCTTCTGGACACCATTATAGGATTTCTGGCATTTGTCCTGCATCACTTTGGGTCCTAAATATCAAACGAGTCGTCGATCGGCGACTTTTCACTGAACCCTACGAACCATTTACCCTTTGGGCCGCATCGGTTCTTGTCGAGCCGGACCGACTTGGCGTAGTCGTGATGGACCCGTTCTTTGCCGACGGCGACGACCGATCGACCACACGTCTTGTCGACCGGGTTGTAGTGAAAGCACACTTTGCATAGGGCCGACAGGCTCATTTGTGTTTCAGGCGGGTGATATCTTTAATGCATATGGGTTAGAGCCTGTAAATTATTGAAAAGTTTTCTTCTATTGTTCCCTTCATTTCGCAGTAATGATATACGCCGCACAGCATTCGCAAGTGTTGACGTATTAAATGGTACTATATTTCTATACAGATGAAGACCTATTTTATTACGCAGCTGTCCGGCCCTGG